TGGGTGCTATTGAAGATGATGAATATAAAAAGATTATTAAGGCGCCAAATTTAGTGAAAATATCCAGTGATGAACTTTCTTCTAAAAAACTTGGTGTTTGGTTTGGAAAAAACTCAGATCTTCGTAAAGAGGAGTTATTTGGTTCAGTTTGAAGATAGTAGGTAATTACTATGTTCATCGAAGGAAATAGTTTTATAACCCAGTCTAGTCTCTAGGAATGTTTTAGTATCACCGGTGAAATCTTCTAGCCATATTATAGGTCTGTTATTGACAATTGTATTAAGAGAACCTTTTATCAGTTCTAACTCATGACCTTCTACGTCAATTTTAACGAAGGAAATATTTTCCAGAGCAAAATCATCTAAAAGAGAGCTTTGAACAAGTTCACCACTTTCAGAAATTGTAGTATTTCCTTTGTTCCAGAATGCAGGGTTTTCCATATGAAGTGTACCTCTTTTAGATGAAAGTGATGTTTTGAAACTATGGATATTATTAATTTTTTTTGTATTTAATAATAATAGTTCAAAGTTTGGGGAGCTCGGTTCAAATGAGTAAATTTGACTTTCGGGGAAATACTTGTTGAACATTAGACTGTGATTTCCAATATTAGCACCACAATCTATTATATTTACTATGTCATTAAGATATGGATAGAATTTTTCAAATACATCCAATTCCCAGAAATGATTGTGTGATCTAATGTAAGCTGAAATTATATCATTCGTATAGAGGGTTAATTCGTGGCCGTCCAATACAAAATTAGTTTTATTTTTTTGATCTTCACAATACAAAAAATCTTCCAATATTACCTTCCCTTCTTTGGAAATTTGTATAAGCATTTGATCGGGACTTGTTATTAGCGATTGATCCACTGGTATATCTGTATATCCGTTTGGTGGGATCCAAATCCATATATTAAAATAGTTTATAGTTTTTTTTGAGTCAAATAACAAAACATCACAAATTATTCCATCAGGATTTGGATTACTAATGATAATTTTATGTTCTTTTGTATCAAGTATTGGTATAAGTATCATTTTGTAAACTATATTTTTGGGGAAAGTAGGTAATTCTCATTACCCCTTTTGTCTTGAACAAAATATCCAAGGTTATCAACTAAAAAACTAATAGTATCTCCGTCACCGTCTTCTAACCAGATTTTTGGCCTGTTCTGTACTATTGTCTTTATAGCTCCTTTTATGACTTGGATTTCCCAACCTTCAACATCAATTTTAATAAAAGAAACACCGGATAATTCTAAAGAATCTAGGGGTATGGCTAAAACAGATTCACCTATATTGGATACGGAGGCAGCCCCGCTATTAAATTCCTGAAAATTGTTATTTATTTTTAGTATATCATGCCTATCTGATAGAGCAACCTTAAATATATTTATGTCTTGGTAAGGTTGAACATTTTTCTGCAGAATTTCATAATTGTAAAATAGGGGTTCAAAGGATAGTATTTCTATATCAGGAAAATACTTTTTGAACATAAGAGTATGATTTCCAATATTGGCTCCAATATCTAAAATCTTTCCAGTAGGATCCAAATGTTTGAGGAATTGTTCCATATGATCCCATTCCCAAAAATTATTCCAATATTCTATATTTGTGGTAATGTATTCATTTTCTCTGCAATACAATTTAAAATCTCCTATTTGAATGGGTTTTATTTGATTATAAGTTTTTGGATCTATGTTTCTCTCATAAATAATTTCACCATTTTTATATAAACTAACAATCAGTCCAGAAAAGTGTATGTCTTGGGTGTATTGTCCATCGATTATTATAGGGGTGTAACCATTTTTTGGAATATGTACCCATCCATCAAATAATTTATGACCGGTGTTATTATCTGAGATATCAATATCGAAAATATTATCATCTTCTGTGGCAAACGAAGTTGTAATAATAACTTTACTTTCATTTTGTATCCAATGTGCGTACAATATCATTTCATAATAACTATTTTATATATATATAGTAATTATGTCATACAAAGTTATAAGATTACAAGAGATATTAGAAAGGAATTTGAGTTTTGGAGATCTAAACTTGGAATTCAACGGTAGGAAAAGAGGTGATATCCTCCTCAATAAAATTGCAAGAAAAGAACCCATACAAATTAAAAAAAATAACCAATCCAAAGAAGTAACCATATCAAGATTGAAAGATTATTCAACTGGTCAAGAAATTCCAAACGAACAAATACCAAATGTATTCAAAAGCTGGGATAACAATCGTATGAGAAGAATTTTCTTAAAACCACCACACGATAGACACTACACATCTAGTTTGATATCTGACACGGGTGAAGAATTCAAATTGAATGACGTTGTTAAAACAGGTGAATATGGAAGACTATCTGGATCATCTCTGGGTAGTGAATTTACAGATGAGGTTGAATCAATTATTATATTTTCTATTGCTGCAAGGCAGTTATTTGGCAAAGAAATTGAAAACATTGATCAATTAAAAAATATTTTAGATAACCCATCACAAAAAGAACTAATTTTTTCAACTATTTTAACAAAAAAAATTGTGACCTCAGAACTGATAGATAAATATCCTGATTGGGGTACTACCTTCACAATAATGGTAAATGAAATATTCAGACCTGATAATTACATCATAACAAATCAAAATCTGAAAAAGAAACTAGAAACTCAACCACTTTTTCGGGACAAACAATACACATTTCACCACTTTAGTTCCCAAAATAGTGATATAATACAGACATTAAAAAAGAAATACTCAGATTTTAGAACGGGCATTAATATTAATAAATGGATACCTTGTGATGTTTGGGCAATTACTAATTCCTCGCAAGATTTTGAGTTTGTTAAAACAGAAATAAATAGATGTAATACACTTGATCAATTAAAAGTTAAATTAGACAATTTTTTTGATAATAGAACCTTTATCGGAATATCTTTGAAAAAAGTATCAGGGAGACCAAAAATAATAATAAACCAGGAAACTACAGTACCAACGATCACCTTTGACAAAGTTAGAACAGATAGAAACAAATCAATTCAATCACAGGATACTAAATTTGAAACCTATTTAAATCTAGGGGGTATCATAGAGGAAGCTACGTGGGTTTTTAGAGTTTTTTCTTCTAGAGAACAAGATGGATTGGGGGAGATTTTGGGGGCAGATTCTAGATTTGGAAAAATCAGTTTGGCTATAATAAACCAAATCTTCAGATCTTTAGATATGGATCAAGTACCTACTTATACCACACTCAGAGAAATGACTAAGGAGGAAATTGAAGAGAAAATTAAAATTATATCTGAACGATTATTTAATGAATTGGGTGTTGGTGATATGGGTAGATACATATCTGATTACAATTCAAGTCCAAGAGATGATGGATCGAAAAAAAGAAGAATATCTAAATACCAAGGTTTATGTATAGCACAAATTTTTTTACAGAATATACTTGATAACAAAATAGAAAAAGTTGATAAAGCAAATCAAATGATCCTCCACTATGCTTATTCTATTGATACATCGCTAGACCCACAAAGGGAAAGACCTAATACTCCAAAATATATCAGAGTGATAGAGTAATTTAAAAAGCTCAAAAAAAAAAACCCAGATTTCTCTGGGTTTTTTTGTATCTAATTAAGGAACATAAACAGTTGGTGGTTGAATAACAAAACCATTATCTATGTACTCATCTATGAAATAATCCCATCTGAACGTGGCTTTCATACTTTCGGGTTTCATAATATCAGCTGTAGCCCAATCGAAATCTGCATAGGATAGTTTTTGGATTTGACAGTTTTGATAAGTTACTCTCCTGAGTACAAAACCCTTTTTGTCGTGTTGATTTACAATTATTGTACCTATTAAATCAGCCTTGTAATGTAAAGAGCCATTCTGTGAATTCCAAACTAAATCATACCAAGCTTTTAGTGTTGTGAATACCTCCATATTTAATTGCTCATTCACATTCACATTGAAAGGTATTTCTAATCCACCAGATGTATCTTTAGGTGTTGTCAAAAATACCCTTGTAGAATATTTAAATCTTTGTTGTGCTTTGACATGTCCCCGGTCCGTTAGCTTTGTTGTTTCAATAGGTGCTTCAAGAGATTGTTGTAATAAAAGAACGGGGTCTCTTCCTTGAGCCTGTAGAATAACAGGTAGAAGAAATGTAATTTCAAATAAATTAAGATAAGCAACTTCTTGTGGCTTTGTACCGGGACCACCTGGCGATCCGGTCATATAAAGTTGGGTAAAATGAGGTAGAGGCATATAATTATATTATTTTTTATAAGTTTTTTTAAGGAACATAAACAGTAGGGGGTTGAATTACAAATCCGTTATCTATATATTCATCGATGAAGTAATCCCATACCCATTTAGCATCACAACTCAAAATTTGGGCATTATCGCCCCATTTCATATTTTTGTAGGTAAAACTTTGCAATTGACAATTTTGATAAGTTACTCTTCTTAAAACAAATCCCTTTTTATCGTGGTGATTGACTATGATAGTTCCTATCAAGTCAGCTTTATAGTGTAGGGATCCGTTTTGAGAATTCCATAAAAGATCATACCAAGCTTTCAATGTTGTAAAAACCTCCATATTTAACTGTTCATTGACATTAACATTGAATGGGATGGTTATTTCTCCATCTGTATTTTCTGGAGTCGTTAGATACTCACGAGTGGTAAATTTGAAATATTGTTGTTTATGTGCTATATTTCTTGTTAGATCTGTTGCACCGATTGCTGCCTTGGTAGCCTGTTGAAGAAGAAGCACCGGGTCTCTTCCTTGGGCTTGTAGAATGACAGGTAATAGAAATGTAATCTCAAAGAGGTTAGTATATACTACTTCTTGTGGTTTTGTTCCTGGGCCACCTGGTGATCCAGTCATATAGAGTTGGGTAAAATGTGGTAGAGGCATTTTAGTTATTTTTTTTTATTATATATTAAACTTTTTTTCTCCCTTTCTTCCACTTTTGGTTTTTTTTTAATATAATTGAAATGAATAGAATTTTCTTGATAGGTGACCTCCATATTGGGCTTGGTTATCCTAATTCTTTGGATAAATGGTACAAAATACACAAAGAATACATCAAAGACTTTTTAGTTCCTGTTTTGAAAGAAAAAGTGAAACCAGGTGATATAATCGTACAAATGGGTGATTATTTCGATAACAGAAATGTCTTACCCATTAATATCTTAAATTTTGGACTGGAAGTGGCCGAGGAAATATCACAAATCGCCCCATTACATATATTAATTGGTAATCATGACTTGTGGTCTAGAAATTTGTCTAAAATACATTCCCTCAGATCATTTAGATGGATACCAAATGTTCATATTTATGATGAGCCCGCAAAAATTGAATGGGGTGGTCTGAAAATTTTAATGATGCCATATGTAGATAAAAAGGAGGAACAAATTGAAATAATTACTAAATTCACCGATTGTGATGCTCTTTTTTGTCATTCCGATTTGAATGGATGTAAAATGCATTTAAATGTACCTGGTGATTATTCTCATAATAGAATTTCCCTTGATGATTTTACCCCATATAAAATAGTTCGTTCGGGTCATATACACATAACACAAGAAATAGGAAAATTCAAATTTATAGGTTCTTGTTTCCAGATGGATAGGAATGATATGGGAGATAGGAAGGGAATTTATATTCTTGACACAGAAACTTTAGAAGAAGAATTTGTACCGAATATGATATCTCCGGTTTTTGTCAAAATATTCATAAAAACTCAAACTGATATTGATAACTTAGACAATCTACAGAATTCAAAAGATTTTATAGATCTTAAGATATCTAATTCTCTTTTGATGAGTAACAGAAAGCTCAGAAGAAAACTTGAAATTCTACTAGAAAAAATTAACTTTTCTTCAGTAGAATATTTGGATGATATCTTAAAAGAAGAGTCCGAACAGGAAATTTCCATCTCGCAGGATGAAAAAAATATTACAGAGGAAATATTTTCTTTTACCAATCAATTAGAATATACTGACATAATAAAAGAATGGATTAAAAATTCCAAGTGGGATTCTAAAAAAACAGAACAAGGGATA